TCCATGTCAGAATCAAGAAAAAATAGCCAATCATAGTTATTTTTAAGACAGTATTCAGCAGCTTCTTCCCTTGCTTCATAAATTAAACTACTACCGACAAAACGAAAGTCAAGATTTTTACAAAGTGGACGAGTATGAAAAAGTAATTGTGTCCAAGCTACAACAAATTGATATTGAAAAAAGCCAGTATGAGGAACACATATTAAACCTTTTATACAACACCACCACCTATTAATTGTTGTTGCTGTTGCATTTGCGCTTCTTGCATAGCCTTTTCTATCTCTGCTTGTCGTTGCATATCTGCTTTTATTTCTTCGATAAGCTCTTGTTTTTTAGGTATAACACCTTCTGGTACTCTTTCCAAATATTGAATAAAATTAATTTTGTCACCAGCTAATAAATTGTCAAGAGTTTCCAGTGCTGTAACTAAGCTCCATGCTGAACTTGGCCCAACATCAATTTTCAATTTTAACCGCATTTGTTTAATTAAACTAAAATCAAATCGTATTACTTGTTTAACACCATTGAGAGTAACTGCTATGTTACGAATTCCATACTTTGATCCCATCATATCAAGCCAAATGTAACCAATATCTTCAACCCATTGATATAAATTAGCCTTATACGTTTCCAGAGGTACTGCCGCTACCTGATGGGCAGCAATAAAAGCACTTCGGTTGTCTGCCTTTATGTCTCCTAATGATATGTCCGATACCCCAAGAAGATCCATGGTGTATTTTATCGCGAATTCAATCACTTGCATTACTTGAGATGACATATTACCTGGTTGTAAATAAGCAGCAACTTTAGATACATCTTGACCACCAGGAGCAGCTATAGCTTCACCAATCATATTGTTCCATTCATTTATAATATTGGAATCATATACTGCTTTTGGAAAAGACGTATGCATTGAATTCAACATAACCATTGCAAACATTTTGTTGACAAACATTTGATTCGGTACTATACCTGTACCTAATGCTTGACCTATATAACTGTTTTTTCGTTTATCCCAAAACATATTCGCTATAGGATATAGTTTATATTCAGTATCAACATTTTCTCTTATTTTGACGGATCTAGTAGATTTAGAATAGAATACATTGCCTGTTTTCTTATCTTTCCAGAATTTCATAAGTGCAATAGTTTTACCTGTGTTATCTCCCGATGTATCAAGTTCAATCTTTGCCCTATCTCCGCTTTGTTCTTGAGTGTCATTATCTCCAACTATCATATTAACTTTTGATTCTTCAACACCATATTTTCTAGCTTCTTCACGTAGATCAGATACTAACTCACGAAAAGAGATCAAAATATAAGGTTGTTTCTGTACACGATAGTCATTCGGATTGCCAAAGAACACATTAACATTATCTGGTAATTCAAATTCTATAGCACCTTTTGCTTCTTGCCCAATATCAGTATCATAGTTAAAAAAATTATATGTAAAAGCATTTCCTGATAATATAGCATCAAGTAAGGCTTGACGAAGATTACTATCCATCTTTAGATCTTCCCAAAGAACTTCAGAATATGCCGATACAATTTCTGCTGTTTGTTTGGCTAAAATATCTTGCGGATCTTTTGAATTATCACTAATATTTTCAGGAACAAATTGCATTTTAACTGCTTGAGACATGATAGCAGATATAAAATAGTTAATAATTCTCTTAAAGATGGGAAATACTGGAGTAGGATTACCCTCCGATGCACATCCATGCCAATGATCATTAGAATAAAAACGTTCATTTAAATCAACAGTAGTATATAGATCTGGATCAATTTCATGGAAATAATTCTTACCAATTTCATAAAGATCCCAATCATATGTGTTATCACTCATTTACTTTTCACCTTCTTGTGGCCTACCATCATATGCTAATATATTTAATATACCTTGACGTTGTTTATCTTGTTTTTCTTTAATTATCTTCTGTTCTTTATGTTCTTGTATAACCTTTATAGGCCCTTTGAATGGTTCTAAAGGTTTACCTTGACTAATAGCAATTCCATCCTGTAAACCTCTTCTATAAGACAATATAGGTATTAAAAAAAGACATAACCAGAAGATTATACCTAGAATAGCATATTCCATTGTTTCACCCTTTCTTACTTACAACCATAGTTGATATAACTTCTATTAATTTTAGATCCTGTAAATATATTAGGTTTTGGACGTTCATAGTCCCAATTGTAACATTGTCGTTGTGGTTTATCTTTATTTCTTGCATACATAAATCGCTTTAATGCTTGTGACATTTGATCTACAAGATCGTCCCTAACACCATTCGGAAAGGTTGCACATTGTTCAATAAATTCATTTACCCAAGGACAAATTAAAGGATGTGGAATATATACATTACCTGCTTCAATTAGTGGTGAAACTGCACTAGCTCTAGCAACCTTTGATCCTTCTGGTAATACCGCAATTATACCTCCTACTTTATCTCTTAACATCGATATAACTGCTGGCCCATTTGCAGCATCTTCCACTAATTTAGTTAATACATTAGGCCATTTCTTAGTTAGTGTTAAGAATGCTTGAATAGTAGCAACAAAGTCCATTCGATCATATACTCGATCAAGGAAATAGATATTAGCTCCTCTATTACCCCATATTCCTCCTGCAACAAAATCTGTGCCATTCGAGTCTTTAAACGTCATATCCCATGATTGTAATTGTCTATCATATGTACTTGGTAATTCTATGGCATAGATATTAGTTAACTCTCCATTAGGTAACTTAACTGTTACTGGAGGTAAATCTACACCTTTTGGTTTCCAATACTTCCACCAATGCCTTTTGAGCATATTACCTTCTTGTGCCGAAGGGTGTCCTTGAAACAATGCTATCCATGCCCTAAGTCCTCCACCTTCTATCTTAGGATCATTTACATATGAATCTTTGAATGAATCCTTCCATACTCTATCCTTTCCTATTTCAGGAAATAAAGCATCCCCTGGAGTTCTACCTATAAGATCATTTTCTTCTGCCTCACAAGGAAGGTTAATAACATAAACACCTTTTTCATTTGTAATTATCATTCCTGCCAAATCAGCTTCATGCCATCTAGTCTGGATGATAATAACAAGTCCATCAGAACTTAAACGAGTTTTAATAGAGTTCTGCCATTCTTCCCATAACCTTGCTCTATAAACTTCACTATCAGCTTCTTGGCGGTTTTTTATAGGATCATCAATGACGATCAAATCTGCTGGTTGTCCTGTAATACCTGCCATAATACCACGACTAATCATGCTTCCTGTATGTCCACTAATTTCAAATTCATTATCACTTTTTCTAGTTTTATCTAATTCGATATCAAAAAGTTTCTTACCAAATTCTTCAATTTTTTTCTTATTTGAACGTCCAAATTTACGAGCTAAATCATCACCATAAGAAACTTCAATAACACGTTTATCAGGATATTTGCCTAAAAAATAACTAGGTAATGTTTCTGTAACACTTTGACTTTTTCCATGTTGTGGAGGCATTTGGATGACTAAAATTTTAACCTTATCACCTTGATCATTATACAAAGTACCATTAATAAATTTTTCAACAATACCACAAACATAAACTAAATGTTTAGCAGGTATCCATTTATCTTTATGGACATATATACAATATTTCAAATAGTTATTTCTTGCTTGACATATTTCCTGTTGATCAAGGAGTTTTAAGAAGTCTAATTTTTCTTCTTTAGACATATTATCATAGTTATATTTTGATATATTATCACCACCAAAATAAAAAGAACAGGAGTTATTTCCTGTCCTTAAAATAAATATATAATTAAATTTTTCTTGATCTAATTTTATTTCTTAATTCTGTAGGGTTAACATGAGTATAGATCATGGTAGTATTCAAATGAGCATGACCTAAAACTTGTTGTACTTCACGAATATTAAAACTGTCTTCTAATAAATCTGTGGCATAAGTATGTCTTAAAGCATGAGGATTGACTGATTCAATTCCTGCTCTTTTACTGTAACGTTCAAGCATAGCATTAACATAACGTCTATTAATTGGTTTACCTTCAAGAGTACAGAAAAAGTATTTTGTATTTTTAGGTTTAATTTTCTTCCATGCTTCTAAAGTATCCATTACCCAAGGTTCAAGAGGAATTAAGCGTTCTTTATCACCTTTACCAATAACCCTGATTTGACCATTTTTAAAATCTATTTGGTTACATAACAGTCCTTTTTCTCCAACAACCTCAGACACCCTTAAACCTGCCCTATACATTATAACTATCATACAATAGTTCCTTAAACCTGTAGGAGCTTTTCTATTCGGTTCTTTAAGCAATTTCCTTACATCTTCATGAGAAATAATTTTTGGTAGTCTCCTAACCATTTTATACGCCTCCAATACCCAATTTGTGTATTATGTGTACTATATAGATAGTATAACACTTCATTGGATAGGAAGCAACATTTTGTGTACTATATTTTAATTCTATATTTTTGCTTTTATTCCTCTTTTTCTTCCAATTTTTTCAATTTCTTTTCAATTAATTTATTAATTTCTTCTTCAGATAGATCTTTATCAGTTTTGAGGTTAGCTATTATATTTTCAGTAAATAAAACTAAATGTTTACCAATCAATTCAGTAGCTTTATTTGCTCCTGCCGAATCAAATTTATATACACCTGTTGGATTACCTTTTTTATCCAATACTGGTTCTGCTTGTATACAACGATCAGCAATTAGTTTTAGACGTTTTAATACCCATTCAGCATTAAGTCCTAATTCTTCTTGACGTTCAGATTTAGCTTTTTCTATAGCTTCTTTTATGTATGGTTTCGACAAGTTTTCATCTGCTATCTGTCTTGCGCTATTAGCTGAATATCCTGCTCTAATAGCTGCCTGTGCTCCATTTAAATCAATCAAATACTCCCTTATAAACATTTCTTGTTTTGCTGTCAATTCAGCCATATTACTTCACCTCCTATATCTATATATCCATATATTCAAATATTACGATATATCAATCAAAAAAAATATATTTACTTCTATTTTAACTAATTAACAACCTGTCCATGTACCTCTAACTGTAGGATTTGCTGTAGTATAAATCTTTCTTTCTGCTCTTCCTTGTATATTAATATATACAACAAAATATAATCCATTTGGAAACGGGACGTATCCGTCCCAATTGCCAATATATAAAATATTTGAAATTCTTCAATTAACTTCACAAGGAATAATTTCTAATGAATCTATTAAATCAGTACTAAAGCCATATAATTTTAAATTATTACTTTGAAGATTCTCTGCTTCTTTCATCAAATCTTCTATTGTTTTATAATTATTCCTAAACTCTTTTAATAAATTAACATTTAACTCCATATAACCACTCCAAATAGTAAAGAGCCTTTCACCCCAATGTGTCCTCACTGTATTAAATAGTAGGCTATTCTCACTTCCCACCAATTTTCTCTGTAAATAAAAACCGAAAAGACATTTTGTCCTTTCGGTAAAAAACAAAAAAGGTATACAAATATTAGCATTAAAACTCCCACTTAGATCGGCAAGGAATCTCCTCACTTACCTCAACCTAACTCAAAATCACGCTTTTATCAATTTATTCATTTTTAAAACCCTTACATACCAACGGTTACAGGAACCCCAATTAGCCAAAACAACACGTTTCCAGGGTACCCTGTATGTTTCATCCTTATTTCTTATATCGTCGCTTAGAAACGCTCTCATGAAGCCATATTTATATTTAATTTTGTAGCACATCATTTAGATATGCAGGAGTGCCAAGACTCAAAGTTTTTACAAAAAATCTTCTTTGTTGGGATTCTATACCCGGTAAGAATT